ACGCAAAATTAAATCTAAATCGTGTGGGTATAGATATACCAAACTAAAACCAGTTTAAGTTCAGATGGATATTAATAAAATACATAACCAAGATTGTGTTGAAGCTATGAAGCTGATGCAAGACAATGAATTTGACTTAGCAATAGTAGACCCTCCTTATGGTATTAATATTGCTAAATGGGATAAAAAAGAATTAAGACCTAATAAAGAATATTTTAAAGAATTATTTAGAGTTAGTAAAAATCAGATAATATGGGGGGGTAATTATTTTACAAATAATTTAATAGAAACAAGATCTTGGATAGTATGGGATAAGTATTTTGTAAAAACTAGTTCTTTTACAAAAAATGTTGATGAATTTGAGTTAGCTTGGACATCTTTTAATAATAAATCAAAAATTTTAAGATATACAAGTGTAGGCAATACAAACGGTTTTAATAAAAACATAAAGATAGATTGGAATTATAAAGGCAAAATACATCCAACACAAAAACCAGTAAAGCTATATGAATGGCTTTTAATTAACTACGCTAAAGAGGGCTATAAGATATTAGACACGCATTTAGGTAGTGGCTCAATAGCTATAGCTTGTCATAACTTAGGTTACGATTTAACTGGTTATGAACTTGACAAAGAATACTTCGACAACGCTATCATTAGAATAAAAAACCACCAAGCACAAACTAGAATATTTTGAGAGGAAGGAAAAAAATACCAACAAAAATAAAGGAGTTAAAAGGCACACTAGAGAAATCCAGATTAGTGGGAAATGAAATGGAAACTTCTCAAGTTGTTAGTATGCCTTCAACTCCCTCCTTTCTCAATCAACACGGAGCAGACGAATGGGATTTAGTTACTAACGAACTAGCCAATATTAAGATGTTACACTTGACAGACTTATCAATCCTTGCAGCATATTGCAACGAGATAGGTATCTATCGAGAGATAGCTCAAGAGTTACAAGGAAACTTCACAGAACAGACTGTTGATAAAGACGGAAGATTAAGAGCTAGTAAGATTGCTCCAAAGTATAAGGTAATGCAAAACGCTTTGCAAAATGCAATGAAAATTTCTAGGGAATTTGGTTTTACTCCTTCGAGTAGAGCATCCCTCAGTATGCCTGAAAAAGATGAAGAAAGGACTGACGATTTTAATTTCTTCGACTAATGATTGACTTATATAACGGAGATTGTTTAGAGGTAATGAAATCTATTAAAGATAATAGTATTGATGCTATAATTACAGACCCACCATACGGAACAACAGCGTGTAAATGGGATAATGTAATTCCTTTAGAAGAAATGTGGAAACAATTAAATAGAATAATAAAACCTAACGGTGCTATAGTTTTATTTGGTAGTGAGCCGTTTAGTAGTGCTTTAAGAATGAGTAATATAAAAAATTATAAGTATGATTGGATATGGGAAAAGAATAAAATTAACGGTTTAATAAAAAACCAACCAACAAGAGCTTTTGAGAATATATGTATATTCTATAAGAAGCCACCAACTTGGAATGAAATAAAAATTAAAAGAACTGAAAGCGAGTATAATTTATGCAAGAGAACTAATAACTCCAAAACGATAGGAACTGAACATAGACCAAATATGGACTTGGTTTTAGTTAGAAAATCTTTAGCTGAACAATGGTACAAGAAACCTATAAATATACTTCAGTTTAATAAAGATGACAAAAGAAACGGGAAACAACACCCAACACAAAAACCTGTAGCTTTAATGGAGTATCTCATTAAAACTTATACAAACGAAAATGAAACAGTATTAGATTTTACTATGGGAAGTGGAACAACTGGAGTAGCTTGTAAAAATTTAAATAGAAATTTTATAGGGATAGAAAAAAATAAAAACTATTTTAATATAGCTAATAAAAGAATAAAAGAACATCAATCTCAACTAAGGCTTATATGAAACTTAAAGAGGACAAGACTTTTTACTTTGATGACAAGGCAGCCGATAGAGTAGTCTACTTCATAGAGAATCACATCAAGCATATTAAGGGTGAGCTAGGTGGACAACCTTTCAAGTTAGAGCCATTCCAAAAAACAATAGTAAGAGATTTGTTCGGTTGGAAGTATAGAGATAGTGGACTAAGAAGATTTAGAACGGCTTATATTTGTCTACCAAGAAAAAACGGAAAGTCTACTCTTATTAGTGCTATTGCTTTGTATATGTTACTAGCCGACAACGAGCCTTCGGCTGAGTGTTACATTGCTGCTGGTGATAGACAACAAGCTGGTATTATATTTGATGTTGCTAGTGGAATGGTTAGAGCTGACAATCAACTAAACAAGAATCTCAAAGTATTTAAGAACTCTATCATCCACGAGAAAAGCAACTCAGCTTTCAAGGCTATTAGTTCTGAGGCAAGTTCTAAATTTGGATATAATGCTTCATTCATTTGTATGGATGAGTTCTTTGTTCAAAAAGATTCTAGCCTTTGGGATGCCTTGACTACTTCGGTAGGTAGTAGAAGGCAACCTTTGACAATAGCTATAACAACGGCTGGATATAATCGTGAGTCTATATGCTACAAGACTGAGGAATACGGAAGGAAAGTATCTGAGGGTATAATCAAAGACTCTAGTTTTTATTATGTTAAATACGCTTGTGATTTAGATACAGATTGGACAAGTGAGAAGGCTTTGAAGATTGCAAATCCTGGCTTAGAAAGTGGAGTCGTTAAATTAGACTATCTCAAAAGAGAACAAGAAAAAGCAATCAAGTTACCAAGTTATGAGAATACTTTTAGAATGTTACACCTCAACCAATGGATGTCATCAGCTAGTAAATGGCTATCAGATGCTCAATGGATGGAGTGTAATAAAGCTCCAATCAAGTTAGAAGATTACAAAGGGATGACAGCTTACGCTGGATTAGATTTAGCTTCCGTTAGAGATATTAGCGCATTTTGTATTTTGATTCCTGAAGATGATAGGTTTACAATAATACCTTACTTCTTTGCACCAAAGGATAACGCTTTTATAAGAAGTCGTAGAGACCAAGTTGACTATATTTCTTGGGGTAAAGAGGGACTTATGGAGCTTACAGATGGGGATGTCACCGATTACAACTACATAAAGAAAAAAATAAAAGAGGTTGCTGAGGTTGTGAACATTAAGTCTATTGCTTACGATAGATGGAACTCAAGTCAATTAATAATAGATTTATCTGAGGATGGTTTACCATGTGAGCCTTTCGGACAAGGCTTTGCTAGTTTGTCAAGTCCTACTAAAGAACTTGAGAAGCTCGTACTAGGGAAACAAATAAATCACGGAGGCAATAAAGTTTTGAGGTGGATGTGTTCTAATTTAGCTATGAAGTCAGACCCAGCTGGAAACATTAAGATGGATAAATCTAAAAGCTCAGAAAAGATTGATGGAATGGTAGCTCTTGTTATGGCTCTAGGTTGTTATATGAACAACGATTCTAGCGACTCATCTACCTATGATACTAACGATATTATTTGGATTTGACTTTTGACTTTTCTCTTATCTTTGTATATGTAATTACAATTTTATGGGACTATTCGACTTCCTTCGTTTTGAAAAGCGAGGTGATAATTTTTTGAGAGCTATCTTTGGTGGGCAAGGTGCAGCCAATAGGACAGCCGTTAATAGAGATACATCATTAACATTTAGTGCAGTCTTTGCTTGTGTTAGAGTTATTAGCGAATCAATCGCAAGTCTACCTATAAAAGTTTATAAAGTCGAAGTTGACGAAGATAAAATCACAGATATAAGTCATCCTATCTACCGACTTTTGGCTCGTAATCCTAACGAGTATATGACACCTTATACATTTCTTGACACTTTAATGACTAACTTATTGCTTGAAGGAAATGCTTATTTTTATATAGAACGAGATAGCACGGCTAGGCCAATGGCTTTGATACCAATAAATCCTAAAGATGTTAAAGTAGTGAAGCACGAAGGACAAATCTTTTATGACATTAAAGACTATGAGATTGGTGTAATGAAAGAAGATATGTTACACTTTTTCAATTTATCTTTTAACGGATATGAGGGAATAAGCGTATTAAAAGCACAAAATACAACAATAGCAACTTCAATAGCTGCAAATGATACGGCTAATAGTTATTTAGGCAACTCGGCTCAAGTTGGTGGAGTCAT